ACTGGAAGAAGACTTGAAGAAAGCTAAAGCAAAACTGCTGAAGCTGACTGACGAAGAGTTACCTTCCGCAATGCAAGAGTTAAACATTTCTGAATTTAAACTCGGAGATGGTTCCCAAGTTACACTGAAACCGACTTACGGTGCTCGAATTAGCGAGGACAACCGTGACGCTGCGTTTGAATGGCTCCGACAACGAAACGAAGCAGACATCATCAAAAACACGGTGACTGTGCGTTTTAATCGCGAGCAGGATAACGAAGCAAAAGCTTTGGTGGATGACTTGATCCTTAGACAAATGACTCCTGAACAGAAATCCGAAGTACATCCCGGCACCCTGAGATCATGGGCCAAGGGCCGTATTGAAGATGGTAAAGAGCTAGACATGAATTTGTTTGGTGTTTGGGTCGGACAACGAGCCGAAATTAAGAGGACTTAGAATGGCGAATAAAGTAGCAGAAAACGAAGAAAAAGCAGTTGCGTTAGTGGACTCATCCCTGTTTGAGCAGGATGCTGGTGCGGGCATGGCAATGGAACAAGACGATTTGGCTCTGCCATTTCTGAAAGTGTTGTCAGCACTGGACCCCCTAATCCAAGAGGGTGAGATCGATGCAAAACCTGGTGATCTATTCAACACGGTGACCAACACAGTGTATCCGGGTAAAGAAGGGGTGCGTGTAATCCCGTGCCACTATGAGCGTCGGTTTTTGATGTGGGCACCACGAGGCTCTGGCAGCGGCGCACCTACCGGGATTTATGGCCCGGCAGACGAGCGACCTGAAACCAAGCGCGACGAAAACGACAACAAAGACTACGTTGTCGGTGGGGAAGGCGAGTACATTGATGAGACACACCAACACTACGTGGTGATTTTGGAGGAAGACGGTTCGTACAACACGGCCCTGATTCCAATGAAATCCACGCAGCTCAAGAAGTCTCGGAAGTGGAACAGCATGATTGCATCACGCACGATGACAAATGCAAAGGGGGAAGCGTTTCAGCCCCCGCGGTTCAGCCACGTCTACAAGCTGTCTACCAGTTCTGAGAAGAACGACAAGGGCAGTTGGCATGGTTGGAACGTTGAACTGGACGGTGTGGTTGAAGACGCGAATGTCTACCGAGCGGCCAAATCGTTTCATGAATCCATCAGAGGTGGTGAAGTGACGGTGAAGCACACGCAGGAAGACACTCAAGCAGACCGGGGCGACGACCCGTTCTAAACCGCAAATGGGCAGAGTGGTGTCCAAAGGCCCGGCATTTCGTCTTCAGCCGTCGGGCCACCCACTCAACTGGGTGAATAATAATGATAGAGAAATTTAGCACAATTTTCGATGGTTTACGTTTGGCTTATGGCACGTTTAAGATCGAAAACCGCAACGAAAAAGGGAAAGCAACCGGCAAAGCGATGATCGTTCGCGAACCACGCACCGAAGCGACGTGGGAAGGACATCTGAGCGGCAACGGCCAGTCTGTTGGCATTATCCCAATCAACGAAAACAACGAATCCCGGTGGGGTTGTATCGACATCGATGAATACAACTTTGACCATCAAGCACTAATCAAGAAAATTTTAGCGGCAAAACTCCCACTGTTAGTTTGTCGCAGTAAGTCCGGTGGGGCGCACGTCTTTTTATTCACGTCTGACTTTATTCCTGCGAAAGATATGCAGGACATACTGACAAGGTTGTCCGTCAGTTTGGGGTACGCGGGCAGTGAAATCTTTCCAAAGCAGGTGGTACTTAATTTAGAGCGTGGCGATGTGGGCAACTTTTTGAACATGCCCTACTACGACCACGAGAACGGTTTGCGTTACGCTTTCAAAGACGACGGTACAGCAGCCGATCTGGAAGAGTTTTTTACCCTCTACGATGAAAAGGTGCAGACGCACGAGCAAGCACTGGCGCTTAATGCAGACGAGGATGCGGCAAGTCCAATAGTAGACGGCCCTCCGTGTCTTCAGATCCTGTGCCGAGAGGGCATAGGCGAGGGCGCAAGGAACAATGGTTTGTTTAACCTCGGGGTGTATCTGCGTAAGGCTTATCCCGAAACATGGGACAGTGAGGTCCTGAATTACAACATGCAATTCATCAAGCCTCCGTTGCCTCTGGGCGAAGTCAACACCGTAGCCAAGCAGCTTGAGCGAAAGGACTACACCTACAAATGCAAAGACGCGCCTATCAACAGCTACTGCAACCCAGAGCTTTGTCGAACTAGAAAGTTTGGTATAGATGGGGCATCAGCGGCAGCAAAGATCGCTAACCTGAGAAAGTACAACTCGATCCCTCCGGTCTGGTTTCTGGATGTGGAGGGTAAACCCCTGGAGATGGACACTGACGATCTGTTGAATCAGGCGGCGTTTCAGCGATCCTGTGTCGAGCAGTTGAACTTTTTACCACGGACCATGCAGAAGGCTGTCTGGGAAACCCGGATCAATACGCTGCTGGTTGAGATGTCCGAGACAGAGGGTTCGATCATCGAGGTCAGTCAGGACGTGTCAGTCAACGGTATCTTCTTTGATCATCTGGAAGAGTTTTGCACCGGGCATCAGGCGGCAGAAGAAAAAGAACAAATACTTCTCAAGCGGCCGTGGACAGACGAGGACCGGGAAGAGACTTTCTTCCGGTTAAAAGATCTGGAGGCACATCTGGTTAAGGCAAATTTCAAACACTTCAAGACACATCAGATCGCGCAACGTTTGCGAGACGTGAACGGCGAGGCGGCACAAATTAAAATTGCTACCAAGAACGTCAGGCTTTGGAAGATCCCGGCGTTTAAACCAAACAAGGCTGTTGTGGAAGAACCCAAATTCGCACAAGACGAGGACATACCATTTTGAAACAGGCAGATGGATTAGATGAGGCGTTAATTGGCACCGCTTACCGGATCGATCTCGGAGAGATTCTGGTTTACGATTACGACAAGTGTGTTGATATTTTTATGGACATCAACGACTGGACTGAGGAAGAGGCGATAGAGTGGATGGAATATAACGTGTTAGATGCTTACGTTGGCGAGGGCACACCGATCTTTGTGAAGTTGAGCAGGTAATGCAGCGCATCTTTGGCCCGCCCGGAACCGGCAAAACAACCACTCTTCTTAACCTAGTAGACCGTGCTCTATCTGACGGCACACCACCCGGAAAGATCGCATTCTTTGCGTTTACCAGAAAAGCGGCCTCAGAAGCCAAGGAGAGGGCCTGTGAGCGGTTTGGACTGGACCACCGGAATGATTTGCCCTATTTCAGAACCATACACTCTCTGGCGTTTTATTTGACCGGACTCAAGTCCGAGCAATTGATGACTGCAGGACATTACCGAGAGGTTGAGCAGAAGATTGGCATCAATCTGGTGACCGGAGAGACTTCTCAGTACGAAGTCGAACAAGACCTTTCCAACAGCTTGCGCAAGGAGTCTGATCTTTTACGGTTGATCACGTTGTCGCGACTGAAGAAGACGCTGCTTCGAACCGAATATAACTTTAGCGAACTACAGCACGAGTGGGTGGAGGTGGACTACGCAGCACGGAGCTTGGTTCAATACAAAAAAGCACACGGCCTGTACGACTACACTGACATGCTTGAACTATTTGCCAAGTCCGCACATCACACCTGTCCGCAGTTTGAACTGGCAATGCTTGACGAGGCACAGGATTTGAGCCCTTTGCAATGGGACATAGCCCACGAGATCGAAAAGAAGTCGGAGCGTATGTATTGTGCGGGCGACGATGACCAAGCGATTTACAAATGGTCCGGTGCTGATGTCGAGCATTTTATTAACCTGCCCGGCGGTAGTGAGGTTTTAGAGCAAAGCTACCGGGTGCCTAGAAAAGTACACGAGGTTGCCGAGCGGATCTGTGGACGCATCAAGCGACGGTTCCCGAAGCGGTATCTACCCAGACGCGAAGAGGGCAAGCTTGAACGCATCACAGGCTTTGAAGAACTGGACTTGAACCACGGAACTTGGTTGTTCCTGTCTCAGGCACAGTATTTCCTGAACTCGATCAAAGGGCATTGTAAGTCCCAGGGTTACTTTTACGAGTCTCAGTCTGGGCACAGTTTACGTTTAAAAATTAGAGAAGCGTTGGAGGGGTGGAAGCTCCTGCAGCAAGGCAAGATGATCACCTACGATACCGCCAAGACGTTGTACAGCTACATGTCTGGCAATGGTGGTAGAGTCCAGCGCGGATTTAAAAAGATTCTTGGGGAAGAAGACGACACGTTCACGTTTGATGAACTGAGGGACAACAACGGTTTGTTGGCGACTCTCGACATGTCGTGGCAACAGGCGTTAGATAAAGTGCCAGATGTTGATGTAGCTTACATCAACGCTCTGTTACGACGAGGCGAAGACCTCACCGCGCCGCCACGCATTAAACTTTCAACCATACATGGAGCCAAAGGGGGCGAAGCAGAAAACGTGGTTTTGTACACTGACCTGACGGCCGCTGCCGAACAGTCAATGGAGAAGGACCCGGACTCAATGCACCGCGTGTTTTACGTGGCAGTGACCCGGACCAAACAAAACCTGTATCTGGTTGAACCCGAAAACTTCTACAGGAGCTACGCCGTATGAAATCCCTTGAGACTCAGATCGCTGGGCAACACTACAAAAACCAGAAGATCCAACCGATTGAATACATTCTGGAAAACAAGTTACCTTTTATCGAAGGCAACATTGTGAAGTACATTACGAGGTGGAGGGAAAAGGGCGGCATCGAGGACCTGAAGAAAGTAAAGCACTATGTCGAAATCCTA